AGACAAGAACGATTAGAAAGGGCAAGGCGATAAGTGGCAACTAAACAAGTTAATATAGACATCATAGCTAAAGACAAGACACGTCAAGCTATGCAATCTGCTACTAAAGGTATAAACAGAGTAAAAGATTCTGTTTTTAATTTACGCAATGCCTTATTAGGTTTAGGTGCTGGTTTTGTTGCTAAAGGTTTCCTTGATACTGCAAGAGAGGTAGAAAACCTAAGAGTACGATTTAAATTTTTATTTGCAGATGCAAAAGAAGGTGAGAAAGCATTTAAAGGTTTAATTAAGTTTGCTAGTGAAGTTCCTTTTACTCTTTCAGAAATTCAAAGAGGTTCAGCAAATCTATCGGTGGTTTCTAAAGATGCTGAAGAATTAAACGAATTATTAAAAATAACTGGTGATATAGCATCTGCATCTGGTTTAGATTTTCAAACTACTGCTGAACAAATACAAAGAACTTTCTCTGCTGGTATAGGCTCAGCAGAACTCTTTAAGGAAAAAGGGGTTTCTGCTATGTTGGGATTTGAGCAAGGGGTTTCAGTTAGTGCAGAAAAATCAAAAGAACGCATAATAACTGCATTTAGAGAAGCAACTACTAATATGGCTGGTGCTAGTCAAGAAATGGCTAAAACTTTTGACGGAACTATCTCAATGATTAGTGATGGATTTACTAGGTTTCAAGTAGCTGTAATGGATTCAGCACCCTTTGTGGCATTAAAAACAGTTGCTCAACAAACTGTTAAAAGTATGAATGATAATTTTGACAGTCTTGAAAAATTTGCAGAAAAAGTAGGACAAACTATAGTAAGTGTAACAGCTAAAATATTATTATTTGGTGCTAGTGTTATAGATCAATTTAGTGGCGTTTTTAATTTTTTAGGAGGAGCTATAGCAAATCTTGTAAATTTTGTAAGAGGGTTACCACAACCTATAGCTAGTATTGGTATTATAGGATTCTTAGCTATGGGTGGTAAAGGTAGAGCATTAGTATTAGTTATAGCTGGTGTAATTGATCACGTTAGGTCAATGCTAGGTGGTTTAGCAGAAGTTATGGCAAATACTCAAAAAACTATAGCAGAGGGTTTAAAGTCAATAGGTCTAATTAGTGATGAAAGATTTTCTGTAATGATGAATAATTTTGAAAATTTTAAAGCTACAGCAGAAAGAATGAAAACACCACTTAAAGAATTAAAACAAGCTATGATTGAATCTGGTGATTCTGGAATGGTAGTTTTTACAGAATTAGGACTTGCAATAGAAAAATCAAGTATTAAAACTGGAGGTTTTGTTGAAGCATTAATAGAAAGATTCGAAGGATTAGAAACAGCTTTAGCTTTACATAGAACTTTTAGATCAAAAGATGATGATCAAGATAATGCTATAAAAAATGAAATAGCAGAGGTAGGAATGTTGCAAGAAGCATATAATGAATTTACTGGTGGTTTTATGGATTCAGTTAACGCACAGAAAACTGGTATGCAACAAATAAGAGATATAGGTAAACAAACTTTTGGAGAACTGAAAAAAACATTATCTGATTTTGTTATGACTGGTAAAATGAACTTTCAAGACTTTGCAAGAACTATTGTAAGAAGTTTTGTTGAAATGCTAATAGGTCAAGCCGTTCAATTTGCATTTAAAAAATCAATGGCTTTATTTAAAATGGATTCAATAAAAAAAGCTATGATTAGTTTATATGAAGGTGCTATGAAAACTTTTGCTAGTATTCCTTTTCCATTTAATATTGCTTTAGTTGGTGGTGCGTTAGCTTTTGGTATGGGTTTAATAAATAAAATAAAAGGATTTGAAAAAGGTGGTAGACCCCCAGTAGGTAGACCAAGTATAGTTGGTGAAAAAGGTGCTGAATTATTTGTGCCAGATCAAGCTGGAACTATTGTACCAAATGACAAGCTAGGAATGGGTAAACCAATAACAGTAAATTTTAATATTAATACAGTAGATGCTACTGGGTTTGAGGAACTATTAGTTAATAGCAGAGGGGTATTAATCAATTTAATAAATAGTGCAGTAAATGAAAAAGGTCAGAGGGCGATTATATGAGTGGCACATTACCAGATACAAGATTTGAAGCAATCAATCTACAAAGCAATCAGAAAACTTTATTCTCTGAAACAGATAGTGGTAAGTCTTTTAGAAGGCAAATACAAGGTCAAAGGTTTAGTTTTACAATAAGCTATCCACCTATGAAAAGATCAGACTTTGCACCAATAATGGCTTTTATAATGAAACAAAGAAACAGAAAAGAAGATTTTACTATTACTATGCCAAGCTATCTAAATGCTCAAGGAAATGAAACAGGAACACTTTTAGTTAATGGTTCTCATAGTGCATCAGATACAACTATAGCTATAGATGGTTTTGCTGGAGATGGAGCTGGTAGATTAAAAGCTGGTGATTTACTGAAGTTTGCACACGACAAAGTATATATGGTTGTAGAAGATGTAACCAGTTCAAGCAATTCTGCAACAGTTACTATAGAGCCACCATTAAGAACTGCATTAGCTGATAATAGTGGTGTGGCTTACAAGTCAGTACCTTTTAAAGTGCATTTGACAAGTGATGTTCAAGAGTTTCAAACAAATGAAAATGATGCTGATGGTAATTTATTATTTACTTATGAGTTTGATGTTATAGAGAGCTTATAATGGCTAGAGGTTTAACAAGTGCAGTAAAAACCGAACTAGCGACAGGTAATATAGAACCAGTACTACTATTAGAAATAGGGTTTAGTACACCAGTATATTTAACAAATGCAAGTTTTGATATTACTTCTAGCGTTTCTGGAAGCTCAAGAACTTACTTATCAAATGGTCATTTAAAAAGCATAACCGATATAAGTGAAACAAACGTGCCTACAAAGAATACATTAAGCATAAGTCTATCTGGTGTAGATCAAACTTATATCAGCGTAGCACTAAATGAAAACATAATTAATGATGATGTTTATATTTACAGAGGATTTTTAAATAGTAGCTTAGCTTTAATATCTGACCCTTATTTATCTTTTTTTGGAACAATAGACGAATATAATATAAAAGACGATACTAATACTGCATCATTAGTTTTAAGTGTTACATCACATTGGGGAAACTTCAGCAAAGTAAATGGAAGAACTACTACAGATAATTCACAACAAAAGGTATTTAGTGGCGACAAAGGAATGGAGTTCTCTGCACTAACTGTTAAAGACATAAAGTGGGGTAGAGTGTAAATGGGTTTATTTAAATCTATAAAAAGAGCTGTATCTAAAACTTTTGACTTTGTTGGAGATTTAGTTGGTGATGTAATTGGTTGGTTAGTACCAGAACCAGAAATTCCAGATTTCGGACAAGACTTTTCTGATGAAAACAATAGAGGTGCATTAGTAAATAAATTTAATGCTAATGCTCATATTCCAATAGTATATGGCACAAGAAAAGTTGGTGGTAATGTTGTATTTTTAGAAACTTCTGGAACAGATAATCAATATTTATATATGGCTTTAGTTCTAAGTGAAGGAGAAGTAGCTGACATAGATGCTATATTTATAAATGATAATCAAGTTACTTGGTCTGGTGATATAGCAGATAATACGCAAATAACTGTTGGAAGTGGAGATGCTAATTTTTTCAGTGGTTCAAGTTTAATTACTTGTGAGCCACACTTTGGAAGTGATAGTCAAACTGCATCTTCATTATTATCTACTTTGAGTTCTTGGACTTCAAACCACAGATTAAGAGGTTTATGCTACTTAGCTATAAGGTTTGAATGGAATCAAGACAAGTTTGGCTCATTACCAACAGTTCAAGCAGTAGTAAAAGGTAAAAAAGTTTATAATCCAAACTTAGACAGTACTGTTACTGGGGGAAGTGGTAGCCATAGAAAAGATGATAGTTCTACTTGGGAATATTCAGATAACCCTATTTTACAACTATTAGACTATTTAAGAAACGAACGATTTGGAATGGGTATAGCAAATAGTTATTTTGATAGTAACTTTGCAGATTGGCAAACTGCTACAGATGTTTGTGATGCAAATATCACCCCTTATAGTGGAGCAAGTCAGATAGATTTAATGGATAGCCACGCAGTTGTAGATACATCAAAGAAAGCTATAGAT